CACCTCCAAAATATGCTGTACTGTTAAATCTACTGGTCGAAGTGACATTTAAACTCTGAAAGGTCACTGAACTGGTTGTATCTAACAGTTGATTAGCTCCAGGACCTTGAGGACCTTGAGGACCAAGTGGTCCTGGTTGTCCTATAATAGTGCTACCATTGAAAGTTAAGGTATTAAAAGCGTTAACCGCAAGAGTTGAAGTGCCTAGATTGACTTGATTTACATAAAGACTATTCCATAGTTTTAATGAGCTACCTAAATTATAGGTAGAACTAGTCAACGGCAATATGTGAGAATCAACTGTTAAAAAGTTAACACCTCCCCCACCGCCACCTGATCCACTGACCTGAACCCATGAACTATCATAGTAGACAAACAGGGCCCCTGAAACTGTGTCATACCAAGTAGATCCAGTAGAATAAACTGCGGGAGGACTCGCACTTGCGGTGGTATTAGTAAGGGCCACTCCATTAATTGTCAATGTATTAGTGATAGTATTAATAGAAATTATTCTATCTTTAAGTATGATACTGCTGTCAATGTAAATTTTAGCCCATGAACTGGCAGTGTTTCCTATATTGAACACATTCTCTGCTGAGGGAATTAAATCATAAAATTGACTCGATGTAGTAACCAAACTACTGTTAAGTAATGCAAAATTACTATTAACTTTATTAAATGCTGTCCTTAAACTATCGCCATCACCGGCATTAGCAGCAGATCCTGTATTAATATATTGAATAGGCATAGTTTTTCCGAAATTCTGGGTAGATTGCTTATTTAGTTGCAATTATTTGATATTGATGCTACACTATACACTGTTTTCACCCAATATAAATATCTAACATGACTTGCCTAATATTAAACGCAGACGCTGCACCCATCAGCCTAGTTCCATTAAGCACAATCAGTTGGGAAGAGGCCATCAAATACATGGTTTCTGACAAAGCCACTGTGCTGGAATGGTATGAACATTGGATTGTGCGTAGTCCTACATGGTCTACACAGGTCCCTGCGGTTATGATTCTTAAAGAATATCAAAAAAAGAAAACAGGTGTCCGCTACAGCAAGCAGAATGTGTTCTTACGAGATCAATACCATTGTCAATATTGCGGTGTAGCTGTGAATAAAAAGACTGCTACACTAGATCATATCTTACCAGTAAGTCATGGCGGCAAAACACAGTGGGAAAATACCTGCTGTAGTTGCATGTCCTGCAACAGCAACAAGGGAAATAACAAGAAAATTAAACCAAAGATGAAGCCTTATAAGCCCTCATATTTTGAGTTAGCAGAAAAACGCCGTCAAATGCATTGGGATTACCTGCATCCAAGTTGGCGTGACTACATAGGTTAAAAGGGCCTTAGGGCCCTTTTTATTTGTCTCTATAAACTATGCGCCCACGGGTTAAGTCATAAGGACTCATTTCTATTTTAACTTTATCGCCAGTAAGAATTTGTATTTTATTTTGTCGCATCTTACCGCTGATATGTCCAAGAACCACTGGTCCTTGCTCTAATTTTACCCTAAACATTGCGTTAGGTAATACTTCCTGCACATGGCCTTCCATGCTTATTACATCATCTTTAGACACTTTTGTTGTTATCTCCTTTTAATTCTTTCATAACTAGATCTTTGGCTCTGCGATCTAATTCCTTTTCTTCAGTTTGTAACATACTATAGACCCAGACTTGGAGCATTTCTAACACAGCCTTTTCACCTTCTGGGGTAAAATGGCTGTAGTTATTACCAAAAGTGCTATGGTAGTAGTTCTTTCTATCTTTAGCTAGCTCGTAGATACTACCATAAAGTATGTTCTTTAAATCTTGCTTGGTCAATTTAGATTTTTTCCCCTGCTTTAAATCCTCTAAATCTTAAAAACCGAGGGAACCTAAGAGAATAACTACCGTCTTGATTTTGTGTAATAGCATCTGCACGAACCTCTACTACTTGACCAGGTAGCGAATCACGCCCTGTCCAAAATGTATCACGGTCATTATCACTAAAGCCCGAACCGCAATTGACCAAGATCTTTCTATCGTCATCGACCCCTTCCAAGACCAATGCACCAAGTTTGCCCACGTTTCTCCCTGTGCCCTCTTCCACCGCAACGACTTCCAATGAAACTTCGATAAAAGGTTTTTGCTTAAGCCACGAAACAGATCTCTTACATTCATAGTTAGCATCCAAGTCCTTGATCATAATACCTTCGAATCCCTGTTCGATGGCATCTTTGTTAAATTGACGGAATATCATTTCACCTACTGCTGTATCTAAATCTACTTCCTCTTGGGGAATTACATCAATGTTACCAATCTTATCAAAAATCTTCTTCATACCTCTGAGTAGGTTACTACGACGACGTTGACCTAATATGCTTTGGCCTGCTTTGAACTCACTCAGTGGCAGAATATCAAACAACATTAAGCGGGCATCTCCTGCTTGAACATTATCCTTGCGATGAACCTGTTTCATCAACGCTTGGAAACTAGAACTAACAACTTCACCATCGAGCACCATAGGACGCTCAATGAGATCAATGTGCTCTAAAATAGCATCAGTAATATGAGTAAAGTTTTCTAATACCTTGCCATTACGACTGTATTGGGTCACTGTTCGATTAGGCGGGTCAACAATAGTTAACACACGAACACCGTCTAGTTTAGGCTCTAGTAACTTCTTACCTGTAATTTTCTTCTCGTGGTTAGCACCGTCGTGAGCAAGCATACACTCAAATACAGGCACGGGTTGAATATTAGGGAAATCTTTGAGGACCTTATTAACAGTCTTTTCGCTGACACCGCAACGTAGATCCTTGATAAGGATACGGCGATACCACCCGTTCCATTGTGATTTGGTAGAGTTCAGCATGACCTGTTCTACAGCGTCACGAGCATCGTGCCCGGTTAGTGCTCTGGAACTAAGGGCCACTAGTAAGTTTTCAAAGTCTGCCCAATCAACACCCTTACCATCTGCTTGCTTATGTTCTGGGACTTTCTTTATACCAAATGTAGCATAGGGACTGAGGCACCAACGTATGCCAGCAAACAATTCTTGATGATCTTGCTCAGCCTGATGTTCTAAAATGGCTTCTTTGTTCAAGCGACTGGGATGCGTTTCTAAAGCACTGATTACACTTTCACAGGGATCTTTCATATTAATCAATATCGTGTTGTTGATGATATTGTTATTATATGGGAGATTACTGTAATTGTCAAGCATTACTTCACAAAGTAAGACATTTTTTCTCTGTCAAATCCTACAATTCCTTTTTGGTAAAGCTCAAAAACAACTTTTTCAATTCTAGCATGACAATTGTTATGTTCAGATACAGAGCATAGCAGGAGGTTATCCAACTCGTTATTTTGCTTGTTTCCATCAATATGATGAACTACCATTCCTTGAGGAATTCTCTTACCTAAATGCTTCTCCATAACAAAAATATGCTCTCTAATCCAGTTGGATTTTCTATGCGGGTAATCTGGCCCAACATAAACTTCTTTATAACCGTGTTTCACTACCTTAGATCCAATCTTTTCAGATTTCTTTAATTGAATTTTATTAGTCTCTTTTTGAGCAAGAGCATAGTGAGGACACTTTTGACAAAAGTGAATATCTGAATTTCGTAGTTTTCCATTTTTTGGTCTTGAAAACTCTTCTTTACAATTATTACACTGAAAATAATATAAAGTTTTTTTCCTGGTATAATTAACCTTTTTACCCCATCCATCTATCTTAGTATAGGTGGCTTCAACGATTTTATCATATAAATACATAATCCAAACGCCCTTTTTTCAACTATGTATTTATTATATACTAAATGATTGTCCGCAACCACATGAACTGGAAATGTTAGGGTTACGAATTAGGAATTGACTGCCCGAAATATCATCTTTATAGTCAATTTCAGCATTTTCCAAATAGGTCATACTCATAGCATCTACCACAACTTTATAGTCGCCCAAAGGAAATTCCCAATCATCTTCTGCTTGATCTTCATCAAAAGTGAAGCCGTATTGAAAACCACTACAGCCGCCCCCTTGAACAAAAGTGCGTAGTTTTAGATTAGGATTGTGTTCTTCATCCAGCAATTCGGTGATCTTGGCTCTTGCTGATTCACTAATTGTTATCATATAATTATTTATAGTCTATAAATATTCGCATAGACAATCGGAGGCTCTATGTTTGATATTGCCGTAGGAATATTAATAGGCGCTTTTATTGGATGGCATGTTCCTGAACCCTTTTGGGCCAAAGTTGCCAAACAAAAAATAAAAGATTGGTTGGACCGTCAAGACAGTAAACCCGTTGTATAACCAAGGCGTTATATACAAAAAGGAGATTCAAATGAAAAAACTCGTAGCAGCCCTAGCATTAACAGCCAGTTCAGTTGTTATGGCTAATCCATATCATCATGGGCATAGGCACCATCATCACAGACCTCATGTTGTTCATCATCACGGACATTGGATCGCACCTTTGATCATAGGTGGTGTAGTAGGCGCTGCTATTGCTGCTAATCGGGTAGAAGCGCAGACTCAAGCTCCTGTTGTAGTAGTTCAGCCACAGCCTGTGTATCAGTCAAATGTCGTTATCAGCATTAATGAGCAAGGGCAGCAGGTCATTACCTGTCCACAAGGATTATATCCTTTTGAAAAGCGAGGCTACGTGCGTAATCAGTTTAACCAATACATAGAGACTACCTATATCCAATGCCAGTAACATGGATAATGTAGTTTACTTAAACAGGATATTAAAATCCAAAGTTGAAGCGAAAGAGGATGACTTTGAAGCAGAAGCATGGTATTTGTTTTTAAACAAGTTTTCAGATTTAAATAAACACACAGAAAAAGGAGATCAAGATGGCCTATTCAGAGAAAGTATTGGACCATTACGAAAACCCTCGTAATGTAGGATCATTTAGCAAAGATGATGAAGATGTAGGCACAGGTATGGTTGGTGCCCCTGCTTGTGGTGATGTTATGAAGTTGCAGATTAAGGTAAATGAGCAAGGAATAATTACAGATGCTAAGTTTAAGACTTACGGTTGCGGTAGTGCTATTGCAAGCAGTTCATTAGTTACTGAATGGGTTAAGGGCAAAACAATTAACGAGGCTTCAACGATTAAGAATACTGCAATTGCAGAGGAACTTGCGCTCCCTCCGGTTAAAATACATTGCTCTATCTTAGCAGAGGATTGCGTAAAGGCTGCAATTAATGACTATAAACAAAAGCACAATCTAACATAGAGCAAATAACTTTGATAAATAAAATTATGAAAATTATTTGCAATTGTGGATGCGGAGTTTCCTTAAGAAAAGATAATAAAACTGGGTATCAAAAAGGACACAAACCCTGTCCTATTTGCGGGTCCTTTGTGAAAGGATCAGGTTTAGAATGTTGTTCAAAGTCTTGTTCTGCCAAATTGCACTGGCAAAGAAATCCCGAGATGAAGGAATCAAGAGTGTGGAACGCAGAGAGATACGCTACAAGAGAAAAAAATAGAGATACATGGGTTAAAAACTTATCTGACGCTTGTAAAGGAAGAACTCCATGGAATAAAGGCTCAACAGGTTTACAAGAGGCATGGAACAAGAACTTGCCAGCAGAAGAACAACCAATGTTTGGAAAGAAAAAACCTAAACAATGGATTGAAAAATACATAAAGACAAATTTAGAAAGATACGGAGTCGAAAACCCTGGTGTATTAGCT